GAAACACTAAACCATTCATGTAAGTTATATAGCTATGATCGCCTCGAGCCGCATAGGGACTCTGTTGTATATACAAGTCTAGACAGGGCTGTAGAGTACCAACATAGACACACCCTTGTGTCAATACAGATCACCATAACCTGCAGTGATACCCGCTATAACTCTGATGAATGCTGCAGGGCTTGACAGGCTGAAGTGGGTGTGCTAACGGGGACGGGGGAGGGGCTGGAGTCTGTGGAATTGTTACTGTACCCTATCAGATACAAAAAAGAGTCAAAACAGACCTCTGTTAACTAACCAGTCAATACAGCACATAGTCTACATAGGCTATTGAAATCTAAGGAGAAACAAAAGCGACTGCGGAGACTCTGTGACTGCTGAAATCCGCTGAAGAAAGGACAGCTCTCTAACGGGACTAACCAAGGGTTAACCAGTTATTTAGTTAATAATGAAAATAGTTCTTGACTTTTGACTAAAAATATGCTATAATAGACTATATAGTTAAAAGCACTCTTTAATAGCTCTTTAACTCCCTATAGCACCTCTTAGATATAAATTAAAAACATATAATAAATATCTTTAAATATTACTTCTAATGTCGCTATAGCGAGTTAAGGCGCTCTAAGCACTGTAGCGCTCTAAGCACTAAAGAGCGTTAAAGACTACATAGACTCTATAGAGGCAATCTATGTCTAAAAAAGTAGGAAGACCCAGTAAGGCTTTGGTTAATAATAAGACCAAGGGCAGCAGAGTAGCACGAGGCAGACCTAAAGGGGACGCTGCCGTCATCGAAGACTACAAAGCAAGAATGCTTGCATCGCCAAAGAGTAGGAAGGTGTTAGACAGCATTCTCAATGCAGCGTTAGATGATGATCACAAGAACCAAGCAGCGGCTTGGAAGCTCTGTATGGATAGGTTATTACCTGTTAGTTATTTTGAGAAGGATAAAGCAGGTGGTAGCAGAAGTGCTATAAACATATCAATAACTGGTGTTGGTGGAGAGACTACAATTATCTCTGGCAACGAAGAAGCAGAAGAGGTTGATTATCAAGATGTCCCATGAATCTAAATACTTCTCAAGAGGCGAGTTTGCTTGTCAGTACACAGGCGAGAATGAGATTAAAGACGAACTCATTAAGAAGCTTGACTTGTTAAGAGCAGCTTGTGGTTTTCCCTTCATCATCACCAGCGGCTATAGAAGCCCAACACACCCCATAGAAGCTAAAAAGGAGAAAGCAGGAACACATGCTCAAGGCATTGCAGCTGACATTAAAGTCAGTGGTGGAAATCAAAGATATACAATTGTTAAACATGCCATCGCGCTTGGTTTTAATGGCATTGGAGTTGCTAGTAATTTCATCCATGTTGACATCCGCGACCTTGACGATAATGAAGCTCCTGTAGTTTGGGTTTATTAGTTTGACTGAATTAGCGGTAGCCCTACTTCCGTGGCAGCAGGAGGTCTTTAACGACCCCACACGGTTTAAAGTGATAGCGGCAGGACGCAGGACAGGGAAGTCTAGGTTAGCTGCTTGGCTACTAATCATCAATGCCTTACAGGTTAAACGCGGCCATGTGTTCTACGTTGCCCCTACACAGGGTCAGGCTAGAGACATTATGTGGCAGACGCTGCTAGAGCTTGGACACCCCGTCATAGCCAGCAGCCACGTCAACAACCTACAGATTAAGCTAGTCAATGGCGCTACCATAGCCCTGAAGGGCGCTGACAGACCAGAGACTATGCGTGGTGTTAGCTTGAAGTTCTTGGTTATGGACGAATACGCTGACATGAAGCCAGAGGTTTGGGAGCAAATCCTGAGACCTGCTCTTGCGGATCAGAAGGGTAATGCACTCTTCATTGGTACGCCAATGGGTCGTAACCACTTCTATGATCTGTATCAATATGCTTGTATATCAGATGATGAAACATTTAAAGGTTGGCACTTTTCAAGCTACGACAACCCACTACTAGACCCTAAAGAGATTGAAGCAGCTAAGAAGTCTATGTCTGCCTTCTCGTTTAGACAAGAGTTTATGGCTTCCTTTGAAGCTGCTGGTGGAGAGTTATTTAAAGAAGAACATATTACATTCAGCGAAGAAGAACCCGAGAATGGTCAGTTTTATATTGCTGTGGATTTGGCAGGATTTGCAGATGTCCAAAAAGTTACTACTAAAACCAAACGACTTGACCAAACGTCAATTGCGGTGGTTAAGGCAAGCGAAGAGGGCTGGTGGGTTGCTAACATCATTCACGGACGCTGGGGTGTTGAAGAGACAGCACGAAAAATCTTTGAAGCAGTTAGAGACTATCAACCAGTTGCTGTCGGAATCGAAAAGGGAGCCTTGAAGAACGCTGTCTACCCCTACTTAAACGACATAATGAAAAAGAACCAACGCTTCTTTCGCATTGAAGAGTTGACACACGGCAATAAAAGAAAGATAGATAGGATTGTATGGGCGCTGCAAGGGCGTTTTGAACACGGTACAATCACATTAAACACGGGAACATGGAACAGTCAGTTCTTAGACGAGTTGTTTCAGTTTCCAAACGCGCTTGTTCACGATGACTTGATAGACTCCTTAGCCTACATAGACCAGTTAGCCAAGGTAGCCTACGCAATTGATTTTGAAGAAGATGAACATGAATACTTAGACGCATACTCAGGATACTAATATGTCTTTTGATAAAGATGATTTTTACATCAGCGAAACACTAGAAGGCTGGGTTGGGGAGAAGTGCCAAGGGTGGCGAGACTACTACGAAGCAAACTATTCACAGCGCTTTGACGAGTATTACCGCCTGTGGCGTGGACAGTGGAGTCACGAAGACAAGACACGAGAGTCTGAGCGTTCTCGCATTGTAAGCCCTGCACTGCAACAGGCTGTTGAGTCGTCTGTAGCAGAGCTGGAAGAGGCTACCTTTGGGCGTGGTAAGTGGTTTGATATTAAAGATGATATACACGACCAAGACCCACAAGACATTGTTATGCTTCGTAATCACTTGACAGATGACTTTAAACGAAACAAGGTTAGAAAGAGTGTTGCAGAGTGTTTGATTAACGCTGCTGTATTCGGTACAGGCATTGCAGAGATTGTGCTGGCTGAAGAAAAAGAGATGGCTCCAGCAACACAGCCTATCATGGACGGTCAGCTACAAGCTGTTGGTGTTACTATCAAAGACCGTACAGTGGTTAAGATAGAGCCTGTTATGCCACAGAACTTCTTGATTGATCCAATGGCAACCTCTGTTGAAGACGCTATGGGCTGTGCTGTTGACCGCTTTGTGTCTAAACACATTGTAGAGCAGCTACAGGAACAAGGTGTCTACCGTGATGTAGAGATTGGTGAAGCTTCTTCCGACACCGACATCGAACCAGATCAAGACCTATCACGCTATGACGAAGACAAGATAAGATTAACCAAATATTATGGATTGGTTCCTCGTCACCTGCTTAAAGAAGCTATGACGGACGAAGACGCAGAAGAGGAAGACTTAGACGTAGATGATGAAGAAGACGACAGCTACTATGTAGAAGCTATTGTTGTCATTGGCAACGACGGTATTCTCCTCAAAGCAGAAAAGAACCCGTACATGATGCAGCA